TCACGACACCATCCCCATCATCCGCTGCAGCGGATGATGGGGATGGTGTCGTGATACTTGCGCGAACCAGCGCCGATATCGTCAGCAGGCCACATGGTCAACTCCTAAACGGGCACACAGGCCCTGGCAAGCATCACGCCGATAGCGCACACGCAGGCGATGCAGACTGCGCGCTCGATCAGGCGGCAAACGTTCGTGGCAGTCCACGCCCGGCCGTAGTCGCGCATCAGGCGGCGGGACGGGTTCAAGCGGCGCAAGGGGGTAGGCTTCATGTCAATCCACCATGTACCGTGCAGGGATGGAATCAATCTCATCGTCACGCCAAACGGCGCGTACAGCTTTGATGGCATCGTCGATCCATTGCTCGTCGAGCAGGTCGGATTCGAGCCAATCAAGGCCCGTCCAAAGACCGCCGATGTACCAGTCATCTTCTTCGTCGCCATCAGAGACAATCAACAACGTGACGTCCGTACCGCGCACGGACAGCGTGATCGGATCACCGCCCAGCTTGCGCGCCGTGACAGCATCGCCGTGCGCCGCATTCGTTGCGGCAGCGCGGGCCTGTCGAAGTTCCGCGTCCAACCGGCCGACCTCTTGCGCCAGGCGGGCGCGGGCCTCGATGTCAGTTTCCGGGGCCGGCTTGACGTAGCCGACGACGACGGGCGATGCCGTCACGTATCCGGTGCCGCGCTCGGCTTCGTAGATGGCGCGCTGGCGCTCGGCTTCCGCGACTTCGTGGATATGTCCCATCTCTGTCTCCAGGCCCGCCGCAGATGCGGTGTATCTATGGGCCGATGTAGAGACTCTACCGGCCGCCTAGCACTTTGGCATCGGTGGAAACCCTACCTAGGCCACCCCGGGTTTGTCCCTATACCGCGCCGCTTGACGACGGGGCATCATCGCTGCATGGACGACGACACCCTGGCCGCTTTGCGGCAGAGAGCACAGCACCGGCTGCACTTCGTGGAGTGGATTGCTTCACGCCTAGAGGAGCCGGAAGACAACCGAGATATTCGACGAGAGGCAGCGCTGATCCTGCGCCAGCTTGTCGAAGATGCGAGGGCCGAATGAACGCGATGGCCGCGATTGTCCGGACGGTATCCAGCCCGTTCACCCGTCGAGCGAAGATCCCGCCGCTTACCAAGCGCGTGCAAGAGGTGGCCGACTTCGTGCGCGATAACCCAGGCTGCAGCCGGCAGGCAGTGGCCGCGCGGTTTGAATGCGCCGGCCGTACTGCCGGAATCCACCTGCAGGCGGCGAAGCTAAACAACCTGGTCCGGTGCGAGTACCTGGGCCGATTCTCGAAGTGGTATCCCCATGCTGCACCCGATTGAGCGCGATCCGAGCACGCTGCAGTGGCGCGGCGTGGGGATGGACACCCGCCGGCTGTGGCTTTGCGGCCACCGGCACCGGACGGGCGTTTTTCGAGGCCGCACGCCGTACAAGTGCGGGAACTGCATGAAGCCGAAGGAGACGAAGTGAGCGACTACGCCGCGTTTCTGCGCGACAAAATCAAGATGGCGAGCTTCAAAGGCTTTGACATCAAGCCCGAAGCAGCGCATCCGTGTCTGTACCCGCACCAGCGCGACATTGTGCGATGGGCCGTGCTCGGGGGCAACCGTGCGATCTTCGCTAGCTTCGGCCTTGGCAAGTCTGTCATGCAGTGCGAGTGGCTGCGCCAGATCATCATTCAAGTCGGCGGCAACGGGTTGATCGTGTGCCCGCTTGGTGTGCGTCAAGAATTGATTAGAGATGCTGCCATGCTGGGCATGGATTTGAAGTTCATCCGCAGCGCTTCAGAGATGGGCGATTTCGGTGGGTTTTACGTCACGAATTACGAGACGATCCGCGACGGTAAGCTAGACCCGGCGCTGTTCACCGCGGTCAGCCTAGACGAAGCCAGCGTGCTCCGGTCGTTTGGCTCCAAAACTTATCAAGAGTTTTTGCCACTGTTTGAGGGTGTGCGGTTTAAGCTGGTCAACACAGCGACTCCGAGCCCGAATCGGTTAAAAGAGTTGATCCACTACGCCGGATTTCTCGGCGTCATGGATACCGGCCAGGCCTTGACGCGGTTTTTCCAGCGCGATAGCGAGAAAGCCGGAAACCTGACGCTGTACCCGCACAAGGAACAAGAGTTCTGGCTTTGGGTGTCATCGTGGGCCGTGTTCGTTCAAAAGCCGAGCGACCTTGGCTATAGCGACGATGGATATGACCTGCCGCCGCTGGACGTTCGTTACCACGAGGTGCCGAGCGATTACAGCCGGGCAGGTACTGACCGCGACGGTCAAGCCCTGATGTTTACAGATCCGGCCATGGGCCTTAGCGCGGCGGCCGGTGAGAAGCGCGACAGCATGCCGGGCCGAGTCGCCGTGGCTGCGCAGCTAGTCGCCGAAGCGCCGGAAGATCACTTTGTTATCTGGCACGACCTAGAAACTGAGCGGCATGCTCTGCAGGCGGCCATTCCTGAAGCCGTCAGCGTTTGGGGCAGTCAAGACCTGGAAGAGCGCGAACGGCGCATCGTTGACTTTGGCGATGGGAAATTCCGCGTGCTTTCGACAAAGCCGGTAATCGCTGGCAGCGGCTGTAATTTTCAGCGGCACTGCCATCGGGAAATCTTTGCGGGCATCGGGTTCAAGTTCAACGATTTCATACAAGCGATACACCGCGTTCAGAGATTCCAGCAGCCGCACCCGGTGCGAATCGACATCATCTACAGCGAAGCCGAGCGCGAGGTTTTGCGAACCCTTCAAGCCAAATGGGCGCAACATGAGGAACTGGTTAAGAACATGAGCGACATCATCAAGCGGTACGGTTTGAATCAGTTGGCCATGCAGGAAACGCTAGCGCGCTCCATCGGCGTGGAGCGGATCGAAGTCACTGGCGAACTGTTCAGCGTGGCAAACAATGATTGCGTGGAAGAGGCCAAGATCAAGCCTGAGAACCACGTCGACTTGATCGTGACGTCAATCCCGTTCGCGAATCACTACGAATACAGCCCGAGCTATAACGACTTCGGACACACGGAAAACAACGACCATTTCTGGGAGCAGATGGATCACCTGACGCCCGAACTGCTGCGCATCTTGAAGCCTGGCCGCGTCTACGCATGCCACGTCAAAGACCGCATCTTGTTTGGCAACGTCACAGGGGCCGGTGCTCCGACTGTCAGCCCGTTCCACTGCGAGGCCATCATGCACGGTCGAAAGCATGGTTTCGACTACATGGGGCTAATCACCGTGGTTACCGATGTGGTTCGTGAGAATAACCAGACCTATCGCCTCGGCTGGTCTGAGCAGTGCAAGGACGGCACGAAGATGGGCGTAGGCTCACCGGAGTATGTCGTCCTGTTCCGCAAGCCGCAGACGGATCGCTCGCGCGGATATGCTGACGTGCCGGTTGTGAAGTCAAAAGCGGAATATACCCGCGCACACTGGCAAGTGGACGCGCACGCATTCTGGCGCAGCAGCGGAAACCGCCAGATTACCGCCGAGGATCTGGCCGGTCTTGGACCTGACAAGCTGGCCAGCCTGTTCACGCAGTACAGCCTGCAGTCGGTCTATGACTACGAATTCCACGTCCGCATCGGTGAAGAGTTGGAGGCGCGCGGCGCGTTGCCTTCAACGTTTATGAGCCTTGCGCCAGGATCGCATCATCCGGACGTTTGGCACGACGTTACGCGCATGCTGACGCTCAATAGCGAGCAGTCGCGCCGGGCCGTCGAGAAGCATGTTTGCCCGCTGCAGTTTGACATCGTGGACCGGCTGATTGAGCGATACAGCAACCCGGGAGAACTGGTCTATGACCCATTCTGCGGACTCGGAACCGTGCCCTATAGGGCAATCATCAAGGGCCGCCGTGGTGGCGGGAGCGAGCTGAACCCGGGCTATTTCATGGATCAAGTCCACTACCTCAAGTCTGCCGAAAAGCAGGTCAGCATGCCCAGCTTGTTTGACTTGGAAGAGCTGGACCGCGAACAACCCGCAAAGGAAGCCGCATGAACCGCAAGAACCCAGGGCCGCCTAATCTTTGAAGCCCTTAAGCGCCGCCCGATGACCTACGCGGAGATGCACAGCCTGGGCCTGTCAACGAGCCCCCAAAAGCGCGTTGTCGAGACGCTGCGCCTGATGCCTGAATTGATGCTGACGAAGGGCACGAAGCGGGTAGGCGGGAGCGATCTGACGACGTGGCGCGTGGTTAACCCCTAGATCGTGCTAAAATGTTGAGACTCAAGACCGGCAGGGTCGGACATGTACGCTAAAGTATTCGCGCAAATCTACGATGGCACGCTCTGCACCCGTGGCCCGTGGCAGGCGCTGGTCACGTTTCAGCAGCTTCTGGTTTTGGCCGACCCGGATGGAAACGTGGACATGACAGCCGCAGCCATCGCGCGCAGGACCACCATCCCGCTAGAAATCATCGAAGCTGGCATTGTGGCGCTGCTGGAGGCGGACCCTGAGAGTCGGACGCCGACAGAGGGCGGGCGGCGCATCCTGCCACTGTCCGAAGGCCGATCATGGGGCTGGCACATCGTCAACTACAAGCACTATCGCGAGCTAAAGCGCGAGGAGGACCGCCGCGAGTATCACCGCGAATACTGGCGCAACAAACGCTCAACGAAGGCCGCAGCAGCCTCAAGCGACTCAACCACCTCAACACAAACTCAACACGCTCAACAGAATCAACCTAAGAAGGAGACAGAAGCAGAAGAAGAAGCAAAAGAAGGAGGGAAGAAAAGAAAGACAAACGCGCCTGCGGCGCTGGTGTCTGTGTCGGACCTCACATCCATGGGCGTGGAAGAAGCCGACGCCGCTAGCTGGCTAGCTGCCCGGAAAGCCAAACGCCTGCCCCTGACGAGCGCCGCTTTGGCTGGCGTGCAGTCCGAAGCGGACAAAGCCGGGATGACGCTAGCGCAGGCTATCGGCCGGGCTGCCGCTGAAGGCTGGGCCGGGTTCAAGGCCGAGTGGCTGCTGACTAGCTCCGCCAGGCCGGGGGGTGCCAACTTCAATAAGCAGGAGGCGCTAGAGGCGCGCAATCGGGAAGTTGGCCGTCGTTGGCTGGAAAGCATGAAGGGGAAGGCGCATGACTGAGCAGGACATGGAGCGTTTTGAGGCTACGTTGACCTCGGCGCTGGCATTCTGGAAACAGGATCTAAGTGAGTTCGCGCTCACTGTCTGGTGGGAGGCGTGCAAGGGTTACAGCATGGAGCAGGTATCCAAAGCCCTGACGACGCATGCGATGGACCCGGAGCGCGGCCGATTCCCGCCCATGCCTGCGGATATCGTCAAGGCCCTGCACGGCACCCATACCGACCGCAGCCTAGTCGCATGGGGCACTGTCCACCGGGCTATCGGCAGCGTCGGCATGTATGGGTCGCCTGACTTCGGGGACAAGGCCATTCACTCGGCTATCGTGGACATGGGCGGCTGGCCGGCTATCTGCCAAGCGCCGATGGATGAACTGCCGTTCCTGCAGCGCCGTTTTTGCGAGCTATTCCGCGCCTACAGTTCGCGCCCTGACGAGGCGCACGCTGACCGGCTGGTGGGCATGCACGAGCAGGCGAACGCTGGCGCTGGGCTGCTGACCGGCCGCCCGGTGATGATCGGGAAACGGGCATCGGAAGCACTGGAGCTTGAAGATGGAAGAAAACAAACTCGACACTGACCCGCGCGTGACCTGCACGACATGCCAGCACTACCGGCCGCTGCGGTGCAACAACCACCAGCGCGCAGCCCTGTGGAGCGCGGAAATCAGCCGGGCGCTGGCCGAGTTGAAACAACACTGCCCAGGCTACGCGCAGAAGCCATGAACAGAGCCGGCCGACAGCGCGAACACTGGCACGCCTTAGCCTGCGGGGTAGCCGACTGCCTGCTAATGGGCAAGACGCTAGCTCAAACCGGGCAGGCCATGGGGATATCGCAAAGCCTCGCGCACCGGGTACGGCAGCGGCTGGAGGCGCACTTCGGCACCGACGATCGCGACAAGCTGCGCGACGCCCTGATGGCATACCGGGAGGCCTGGTGATAGTCGTTCCCATCCGCACCGAGCGAGGGCAAAACTCCCGCGAGCATCACTTCGCCCGCGCCCGCCGGGTCAAGGCCGAGAAAGAGGCCGCCGCGTGGCTGCTGCAGAGCCAGGTCAAGCCCGAGCTACCGTGCAGGGTGATCCTGACCCGCATCGCCCCGAGCAACGGCCTGGATGACGATAATCTCGCTGGCAGCCTAAAGGCAATTCGAGATTCAGTGGCAGCGTGGCTAGGCGTAGACGACCGGGACCGCGAGCGGGTTCGTTACGTCTACGAGCAGCGCCGGGGGCCGTGGGCGGTGGAGATAGGGTTTTCACCGATGGAAAAGTGAGCGCGCCCGCCTACGCTCGCGTTTTTGTCTGTAAGCTGAAAGTTTTGGAGTCACCATGCGCCGCATCCTCATCGCCCTAGCCCTGCTGGCCAGCACCAGCGCCCACGCCCAATGCGTCTGCCGCTGCGTCAATGGCGCGGTGCAGCCCCTGTGCCGTAGCACGCTGGACCTCCCCCCTCTGTGCGCGCCGCAGATTTGCCCGCTGGTGCCGCCGTCAATCCAGCCGCTGCCACCGTTGACAATCCCGCCCATCGGGACCACAGCATGCCGCAAGGTGCCGGTATTCCAGCCGCACCTCGGCCGGCATGAGTGGGTGACGGTCTGCCGATGAACGGGGACAGGTGGCAGTTGCCCGGGGGACACGAGGGCATCGAAATCGGCGCGACGCGCGACACGCTGCGGATAGCCGTGATCAAGCCGGGCTGGCCTTTCCCGAGCCCGCCTGTGAGCGTGGCCCGCAGCCTTTGCACCAAGCTGCCGAGCCGATACCTGCATGGCCAGGTGCCGGAAGAAGATGCGCGATGGTAGGGTTTGTCCCGATGCCAAAGGTTTAGGCGTCTGGCATAGTAGCTACATCGCAACACACAGACCCGGAGCTCAAAACATGCACCAGATTTTCACAGCCGCCGCGCGCCGCTGGCGCGTCATCCAAGGCCGGTCGTCTGCCGTCGTGGTGGCGCCCGACATCGAGGCGGCCCGGCGGCGCGCCGCTCAGATCGGCCTCAAGAACCCCGACAGCATCGTCTTACATGAGCGCTAACCGCCGCTATGCAGCAACCGACCTCGCCAAAGACCTAATTTGGGGTCGCATGTAAGTAGCCACTCACACACAGAAGGCCCCCTGACCGGGGGCTTTTTGCTTTCTGGACAAAAAAAGCCAAAAGGGCGACAATGCAGGAATGAGCGACGCCGATAAACAGACTTTGCAAAAACGCAAGGTTGGCGATGGAACACCCGGTCCAGGCCGCAAAAAGGGAGTGCCAAACCGCTCCACGACCGAGTTCAGGGACACGGTGCGCCAGCTACTAGAGGCGAATGCTGCAAATGTGCAGGTTTGGCTGCAGCAGGTGGCTGAGGGAGTCGGACAAAAACCCGCCGATCCAGCCCGCGCGCTAGACCTCATGGCGAAGCTGGCCGAGTACGCCGCGCCTAAGCTGTCGCGCATGGAGCATGTAGGCGACGGTGGCGGCCCGGTGCGGATCGTTGCCGGTCCGGACGACCGTAGCCTGTGACGTTCGCCCTCACCGAGCGGCAGCAGCAGGCGCAGAGGGTGCTAGCCGGGCCGGCTACGCACTGCATGCTATTCGGGGGCAGCCGCAGCGGTAAGACGTTCCTGCTCACCCGTAACGTGGTGATGCGGGCTCTCAAGGCGCCGAACAGCCGGCACGCGATCTTCAGGTTCCGCTATAACCACCTGAGGGCATCGGTGATTCTGGACACGTTCCCGAAGGTGATGCGTACCGCCTTTGCGGGCGTCGAGTATCAGGTACACCAGCAGGACGGATACGCCAGTCTGCCTGGGGGCTCTCAGATATGGTTTGCCGGCCTGGACGACAAAGACCGCACCGAGAAGATTCTCGGCCAGGAATTCGCCACGCTCTACTTCAACGAGTGCAGCCAGATCCCGCTGACCAGCGTTGACACGGCGCTTACCCGGCTGGCGCAGAAAGCCACACAGCAGGTCGAGGGCGCAGAGCCGCAGCCGCTCAGGCTACGGGCCTACTATGACTGCAATCCGCCGTCTAAGACGCATTGGACCTATCGGCGCTTTGTCGAAAAGCGCGACCCGGAAACCCGGCTAGGTCTGCCCAGGCCGGAGGATTACGAGGCGTTCAGCATCAACCCGGCCGACAACTCAGCGAACCTATCGCCTGAGTACCTGCGCATGCTGGAATCTTTGCCGGCCAGGATGAGGGCGCGATTCCTTGAGGGGCGATTCTCGGACGCGAACCCGAACGCCCTGTTCCCGGAAGAGCATATCGACCGATGGCGCGTGCTAGATGGCCGCGTGCCTGACCTAGTGCGGGTCGTGGTCGCGGTTGACCCGAGCGGGGCGGATGACGAGGCATCGTCGGACAACGACGCCATCGGCATTGTCGTGGTGGGTCTAGGCACCGACGGCGCGTGCTACGTCCTTGAGGACTTGACGGTAAAGGCTGGCCCGGCGACATGGGGCAAGGTGGCGACTACCGCATTTGACCGGCACAAAGCCGACTGCGTGGTGGCCGAAACCAACTTCGGCGGGGCGATGGTGCGCCAAGTGATCGAGACGGCTAGGCCCCGGACGCCGTTCCGTGCCGTGACGGCCAGCCGAGGTAAGGCTGTGCGCGCCGAGCCATGTTCCGCCCTGTACGAGCAGGGCAAGGTAAGGCACGTCGGCATGTTCCCAGAGCTTGAGGACGAGCTATCGGGCTTCAGCACGTCAGGATTCACCGGCTCACGCAGCCCGAACAGGGCCGACGCGCTTATCTGGGGCCTGACTGCGCTATTCCCGGCCGTGACCGCACCGGCCAAGGTGGTAGCCGCCGCGCCGCTGCCTATGGCGCACCATTGGAGCCGGTAGCATAATCGGCCACCACGCGCAATAGGGAATCTACCAATGGCCCGCGAATCCATCGAGCAGCGACTTAACCGCATTCACGCCGAGGCGATGCGGGAATTCGACGCCATTCAGAGCGCCGTGCGCGATGAGCGGCTGCAGTGTCTGCAGGATCGGCGGTTCTACTCGCTGGCCGGTGCGCAGTGGGAAGGCCCGCTCGGTGCGCAGTTCGAGAACAAGCCGAAGATGGAGGTGAACAAGATCGCGCTTGCGGTCCAACGCATCTTTTCCGAGTATCGCGCAAACCGGGTCACGGTTGACTTCGTGTCAAAGGAAGGCGCGGAGTACGAC